CCATCCCAAAAATATTAAGTGCCGTTGAAATATTCGCCATACAGAATTCAGATGCTCCATCCGAGACAGAACCAATATTGTCATCACCAAAACACGCAATTTTAACTTCATTGTTAAATTGTAATGATTTATTAAAATACAACATAACTTCATTAAAAGCCAGTCGCATCAATAAACAATTTACTAAAGAGTTAGTTAACGTAGTTAATGGTGTTCCTGATGGATTTCCTTGATATGTTCGATATACAACGTTTCCATTTATATGGTAAGTATTATACGTAGCTTGAATAATCTTCATTCTTATATCAGAATATTCATCATTGTACCAAGAATTAATGATAGACCCTGCTTCAACAATCAACTGATAAGGTAAGGACTTATCATAATTACCAAAATCCCCAGCAAAATAGTTACCATCGTCACCTTGATCCAACAATCTCCTGTATAACCTAGTCCAATCTTGTCCATGTGGATTTATACCTATTGAAATTTCCAATTCAGTACAATTTGAATATATATAACCCAAGAAACCTCCAAAGTATTTACGAATTAATATATTCCAGGCAAAATCAGAACACATAAACATTCTAGTTTTCCTTTGTAGTACTTTTTCCATAGGCCTTAACTCATCCTTTAACAGATCATTAACAAATACAACTGGAATTTCACCTTTATTTAATTGATCTTCTAATTCGTTAATTCTCTGCTCAACAACCGGTTTAATCTCATAATAAGTAACACTCTTATCAGTTTTAACATCAACCAGCCATTTCTTACCTGATTCTGTCTTCGGTCTATGCCATATAAAAGGATATCCTTCGGAAGTATTCATTGCTAGACCATTTAATCCAATCTCATGATTACCATTGATTGCATCATAGAGTGATAATTTCTTAAACTTCATGAATTCACCAGCTGGTAAAGACGTTAAATGATCAAGCAGTGAAACTGAGGCTTCTTTCAACTTATCATAAGGTATAAAATCACAATATGATTGAAACTGTTTACTTACTTGTATTGCCATTGGGTCAATTCCATCCTTTGTTTTATGCATAATTGCTGGAGCATACTCTAATAAAGATGGATATTTCATAGTAACATAATCGTAAGCTCTAGTTTTAAC